TGCTTCAGAATATGTTGTAAAACCAAGTGCCATTAATTTATATTACTCCTAATATAAACAACTTACACTATTCTACTGTGAATTGTCTATCCTGAGATTCTATTAATTGTTTAATTTGAGTACCTAATTCGGTTGAATCAATTTCTAGTAAGGCATCTAAGAAATCTTTTTTATCACTAACAACAGAAAAGTTTACATCATAATTATGTTCTATTCTCATAGTATGAAGTGCTTCTAGTTCTTTTTGTTGAGGAATCCATTCCTCTTTTTTTTGTTCAATCATTTTTATACTGATGGTTGAAATACTTCAATTCCTAAAGAATCAATGGGACAATCAGGAATAACTATATCATCAGGATTTTCTTGAGATTCAGGTAAATCTCTAAGACTAGTTCTCCATGCTTTTAAGTCTGTTACTTCAGATTCAGTTAATGGTGTATCAGAAACTAAAGCCCAATCTGAATCATTCAATAATTTATTTCTGTATTCTCTTATTCTTGCAAATAAATCAACATCATAACTGTCTATTATTTCTTGAACGCCAGCTTTTGCTTGATCCCATTCTGCATCCGTATAGTCTTCAACAACTCTTACGCCTTCAGCATTACGAATTGCTTTTTTAGGTCTTACTGTAAATACCTCAAAATCTGCTTGTGTATACGCCATATTATTTACTCCTATTAAATTTTTATATCAATTATATTAACTAATCAACCTTTAATTACTAATTAAAAAACTTGGCTTAGTTGGAAACTCAACATTTGGAAAACCTGATTGTGAAGGTAAATCCCTTAATGCTTGTCTGTATGTAACTGCTTCAGCTTTTTGTTCATCTGTTAAAGGGCTATCAGGAGCTAAAGCCCAATCGCAATCATTTAACAGTATGTTTCTTTCTAATCTAATATCTTTTTTTCTGTCAACTAAAGTAGCATCTTCATCTGGTACAATAGTTACATCTATATCAACATATTCTTTTGTTGTTGCATTATATACTTTTTGTGTTGCCATAATTTTTTTAACCTATAATTGCATAAACTGATATTACGCCTTCCATTATTGCCCTAGCTATTACTGCTTGATTATCGTTACCGCAATAAAAATAAAAACCATCTGCATAATTGCTAGTTGTTGCATTATCAGCTGAAGATATACTTAAAACTCTTGCCTGATTATTATTAGCTGAGCCATAACGCCAAGAAGCATCATAATATAAACTACCATTTCTAAGTGAATTTGTATAAACTGCTCTGCATACTAATTGACCACCATGTCCAAAAGCATTAGTGTAGGTTTGTTTTTCTTGAGTAGCTGTATTTCCGCTATACATATCATAACTTGTGCCATTTGACCAATTCATAATAAATGCAGCTGATTGTGTTTTACTATTATTAGTAGCAGTACTAGAGTTACCATTCATATATGTAAAGGTATTATAAGTCGGACCTGTATAAACACTTGATGCACCATTATAAGGAAGCATACATAAAAAATCTCCACTTCCTGCAAAATTAAGACCATGAATATTAATTTCATACGACCTAACATTTGCTACTGTATTACCTGCTGGTAAACTAATTAAAACATTTTGTGCTGTGCTAGAGCCATCTACTCTAAAATCATAAGAGCCACAAAATATTCTAGCATCTGCTGGAGCAGAAGCAGCTTCCCAAGTTAATGCTCCACTACCATTTGTTGTAAGAGATGAACCATTTGTTCCGTCAGCAGGAGGCATTGTATAAGTTACATTTCTTGAATTAATTTTAACATCTTTTGTAGAGGCAGAAGATAAAGTTAAATCGCTATCAGATGATTCAATATTATTTACAACTATCTTAGATGTCATTTAAATCTCCTAAGATACTACGCCATCTTTAAATCTAGCAAATAACATAAAGACACCATCGCACAATGTTGCGTTATTAAAAAATTGTATTTTAAAACCCATACTATGTTTTACATTAGCAGCACTTGTTTTGTGAAAACCATCTGTAGTTGAGTAATTAGTTGATTTACCATAAATTCTTTGACCTGGCAATTCTTGACCATAGAAATTATTTCTTCCTATTGAACCTTCATAATACGCTTGAGGATATGCATTAGCATTCCACCATTTAAAAAGTAATTGACCGACAGGATGAATAGAAAAAGAAGTACCTTGCGACCCATCCCATCTTGTTGTTCCATCAAGATTATCAGTTGTAGAAGTTAAATTATTTCCCATTGAAAAATATGCAGTGTTTCCTGAAGTGCCGTTAGTTCCATAATTATTGTCTAAATTAAAATCTTTATAATAATTACCATAACCATCCAACATAGTAACATTGCTTGTTGCTTTTCTTGTAGTTGTAGTTCCGTCTTGAGCTATAGGATAAAAAGAAAAATTTGCGTTTTGATTATACATAGCAGTGCTTCCCATTCCGCTCATGTAAATTTCCATAGACAAAACATCTGAAGGATTAGTTGTGTAAGAAGAGGGAATAGTTAAAGTAACAGAATTAGCATTAGCTGCATTATTTAAACCTAAAAAATATTTATCACAAAGTCTTACACCTTGATGAGTTCCATCAGGAGTTGATAATGGATTACTAGAAGGACTTACAAATTCTAAAACTCCACCAGTTCCGTTTGTTTGTAATACTTGACCAGCAGTTCCGTCAGCAGGAGGCATTGTATAATCTATACCAGTACTTCCTATTTTTGATGATTTATCTGTCCAACCTAAATTAGCAGAGCCATCTGTTTTCATAACTTGCCCTGTAGTACCATCAGTAGAAGGTATTTGAAAAGCAGTAGTGCTTGCTTGAGATTGTATTTTTTTTACGACTATTTTACCCATTAGCTTACTACTCCATCTTTAAACATTCCGTACATTTCTACTAACCCTGTTGAAAAATTAGTCCCTAAATTATTTGATATTTTTATTCCCATAGTGTGTCTTCCCTCATTACTTCCATCTGTCATTGCAGTTGAATAAGTAGGAAACATACCCATTTCATCGTAATAATTACCTGTATTTCCATTGTTAATATATTGCATTTTTCTAACAAACATTGGTGCAGTATTACAATCGCAAGTAACTTCTCCAAATAAAAGACTATTCGATCCATTCAATGTTAGAGCACTACTAGCACCTCCAACAGCTTCATTAACAAAAAAATCTATATTGTTGCTGGCGGAATTACTTTCTCTAAAAACACTTTGACCTGTTCCATAAAAACGCTGACTACTAGCTTGTTCAACCATCTGAACATTAACACCAGTCTTACCAGTTACACCCATTCGAAGATGATCTCCTGAATAAGTTGAACCAGCAGTATACATATTACTGTTCGCTGATCCACCTGCTTTACCTATTAAAGGCGTAAAAAGTGCTCTCCAATCACCACTATTAGCTGTTCCAAGACCTGTTATAACAATTCTAAAATTTCTTATAGTATTTAAATCGGTACTTGTATATCCTGATGGTACAGTTAAATTAATACTAGAAGCAGGTGTTCCTCCTCCTGATACAACATATTTATCTAAAAGCCTTTCTCCTTGATGTGCATTGTCAAGAGTATTCATTGGGTTTGTACCTGCGGCAGTTGCTGTCAAAGCACCATTTGCATCTGTAATAAAAGTGGTATTATCAGCAGCACTTGCAGGAAAAGTTATGTTAGTTCCGTTTTGTGCCTCTAATTGAGCTCCTCCAAAAACAAGATTACCTGCATTGTTTGATGATTGTAAAACTTGTCCGTCAGTACCATCTGTGGTTGGTATAGTTAAAGTTGGAGAACTGCCTGTTGAATTTTTTAAACTATTTACTACTAAAATACTCATTTTTTTCTCCTACACACCATCTCTAATACAATAATACAACTCTATAGTTCCATTACGAAATTGACCATTATTAATATAAAATTTAAAACCTGCTGCATAATCTGTTGACATCTGAAAACTACCTTGATTACCTCTTCCTTGATAAACAAGACTTCCTCTTCCAATTTTATTTTCTTGAGAATCATAATGTATATAACTATCTACTGTTCCATCAAAATCATATTTAGCATTATAATGTCGCAGATCAAAATTTTGTCTTCTTCTTGACATATTGGCAGCACCATAACCATTAAAATCTCCATTAGTGGTATCCATTTGTGAATTTGCTTGTTGAAAATATCCATTAGTATTTGTTATTATAATGTAATCTTCAGCTGATGTGTCATATATCGCACCATTTGAAGTAATTCCTTGCAACAAATGACCTATTTGAGCAGATGGACCTTTAATAAGACCACCACTAGCGTTAATAGGTTGAGCCTCTAAGTGAAAACTACTAGATGAACCACCAATACCAATACCTCTTGCATGATAAGATATAACATCTGATGCATTAACACTGCTAGGTATTAATAAATTTATTGAACTAACATTAGCATTTACACCAGGACTTTCAGTACCAGCATAACCACTAATAGTAGAACAAAAATCTGCTTTATCTCCAAGTCTCCATCCAACATGAGAACCTATTGACATTGGATCACCACCAGTAGTAAACCAACCTAATGTTTTACTTCCACCTGTTCCTAATGCTTTTCCTGCCACAACGTTAGAAGGAGCTGTGTAAGTAACTGATCCTGCTGCATTTGTTACTTTTTGAAGTCTATCTCTCCATGAAAGAACGCCTGAACCATTTGTTTGTAACAAATCACCTGCGGCAGGTGTTGCTGTTGGTAAGGTAAGAGCTGTTCCTCCGTTATATTGTATTTGATCTACTGTTAATAATGACATTTTATTATCCTATGCGTTTAATGTAACTGTGTCACCTAAGTTTAGTGTGGCATG